CGGAAACTTCATTCAAATCATTGTGGGGAGCTAGGCATGACAATCTATGGTTACACCAGAGTCAGCACAATGGAGCAGGAAACTAACACCTCTCTTAAGAGCCAGCGGTCGATTATCGAGGGTACTGCCCAGGCTAACGAAATTGAGGGGAAAATAGTTTGGTTGCAAGATGTGGGCGTTAGTGGCGCCACTGAATTTTTAATGCGCAAATCACTGGCTCCGAAGGTATTGAGAGCTGGTGATGTGATCATTGTCGCGAAGCTTGATCGGTTCTCTCGCGACCCCAGGACGTGTCTTAACGCGGTCCATGAACTCAAGCAGCGCAAGGTTAGCCTGGTCATTAATGGCCACGGAGACGTCACTTCTCCAACCAACATCATGGGAAAACTGATGCTTGAAATTATGGCCGTGTTCGCTGGCCACGAACGCGAAGTGATCGTTGAGAGGGTGACCCGAGGCCAGCGAGCTAAACGGGCGAAGGGTGGCTATGGTGGCGGTAGACCTCCCTTCGGTATGGTTTCCGAGGGTCAGGGCGTGGACAGCAAAGTGGTTGAGGATAAGGTGATGGCTGCTAAGATTTCTGATTTCAATTGGAAAAAAGGTTTGGCTAAGGATTTTTTGATCTATAGGATGGCGGGACTGCGCAAGCGAGGCATGGTCCCGAGAAAGATATCTACGTGGGTTGAAAATCGTTACTCAATAAAAATTTCTCACGTCACAGTGAGAAAGCTTACGGACCTTTTTGAAAGAACTAACCTGAATGAGCAGTGCGCAAAAGCGCAAGAATCAAAAAAGTTTGCTAAGTCTGAGATACGTCAGGCTGCGGCTGTTAAGCTTGGTCTAAATCCAAAGAGGTTTGCATAGATGTCTAAAGAAAACCCTTTCACGGATTTTATTATCAAGTATAAGGATCAACCCGTGGCGTTTGTAACGGACATCCTTAAGGTGACGCCAGACCCCTGGCAAGCGGAGTTCCTAACGGCCATACAGAGTGGCGAAAGAAGGATCTCGATCAGGAGCGGCCACGGCACTGGGAAGAGCACCGCTGCGAGCTGGGCAATGCTCTGGTACTTGTTGTTCCGTTATCCCGTGAAAGTAGTGGTGACAGCGCCAACCAGCGGACAGATGTTTGACGCATTGTTCGCGGAATTAAAACGCTGGGTCAACGAGCTCCCGGCTCCGCTAAAAGAAATCCTAGACGTGAAGAGTGACCGGATCAGTCACAAGGCGGCGCCGAGTGAGGCTTTTTGCGTTTGCCGCGTTGCTAGACCAGAAACGCCGGAGGCGCTGGCAGGAATTCACTCATCCAATGTTTTACTAATTGCTGATGAAGCCAGCGCCGTGAGCCAAAAGGTATTTGAAGCTGCCGCCGGAAGCATGAGCGGTGAGAACGCCTGTACGGTATTGTTAGGCAACCCCACCAGAAGCAGCGGATTTTTCTTCGACACGCACCATCGGCAAGCAGATCAGTGGTGGACCAGGCGAGTTAGTTGTGTTGATTCTCCAAGGGTGTCTGATGATTACGTTAAGGAAATGGCCATTCGATACGGGGAAGACTCTAATCAATTCCGCGTTCGCGTGCTTGGCCAATTCCCGCTTACGGATGATGATACAGCCATCAGCCTCGATTTGGTTGAGAGTGCTCAAGATCGTGACGTGGTGATCACAGAAAACGAACCCATCCTTTGGGGACTTGACGTTGCGCGATACGGATCAGCGAGCAGTGTTCTCTGCAAGCGCCAGGGCAGGAAGGTGCTGGCGATCACAAAACTGGCATCAAATTTAGATTTAATGCAATTGACGGGAGCCGTCGTAGCAGAATTTGAGAGCTGCCAACCCAGGAGTCAACCCCAACAAATTTGTGTCGATTCGATCGGCGTGGGTGGCGGCGTCTGCGACAGACTTAGGGAGCTCGGATTACCGGCGATGGGTATCAATACCAGCGAGGCGCCATCCTTGCGCGGCACGTATTTAAACCTACGGGCTGAACTCTGGTTCAAGCTTAAGGGTTGGCTCGAGACGAGGGAGGTTAGCCTCCCTAAGAACGATACCCTCTTGGCCGAACTGGTCGCGGTGAAATATAAATACACCAGTAGCGGCAAGATGCAACTCGAGTCGAAATCTGAAATGCAAAAGCGCGGAGTGGCGTCCCCTGATCACGGTGATGCCCTGGTACTGACCTTCGCGATTGAAGGAATCACTGCCATGCATGGATCATCGTTCAGTAGCGATTGGTCAAGACCAATTCCACGGAATCTGAATATGACCTGAGACGTTGTAAAATAGAAGACTACCTAACATCCCAGATATGGGGAGAGTAGCTTCTATGGCACAACCGGAAACAAAACCCTACCGAAGAGGTCCAGCCGGGCTTCAAGAAGCGAGTGCCGACGTTGCCGCGATGTTGGCGTCCGATAAGAAGAAGAGCCCTAAGCCAAAAAAGAAAAAGAAGTAGTCGGTGAACGCTATCGACTATATGCAGGAACTCATGCGCAGGAAAAAAGAGCTGGAATCTTCAGCTCAGAATCTGCAATTCGACACGGCCATGAATACCCAGGGTGTACCGCAACTCACTGAGGCCCAGCGAGCATATTCGGGTGGCAGCTTCTCGCCAGGAGCAGGACTTCTCGATGCGTCGGGAGGGATGGCACCGTTTCCGCCTAACAACCTATCGTTGAGTGATCTCCCAGGGCACATGGTAAACGCGACGCCAATGCCGAGCATGTCGGAAAACGTGAGCTCTGGTAATTACTTCGACGCAGTACTCCAGGGACTTGGAGCTGGCGGCGATGCGTTAACCGCTGCCGGGCCACTTGGCGCTGCCGTAGGTTTACCGGCAAAAGCATTAAGCCGACTCGGGACAACACTAAGAGCCACTAACATTCCAGAGGATGTGCCAAAAGTTACGTTCACTGGGAACAGTACTCCTCCCCCGGCAGACCCGAAGACCAGCCGGACCATTAAAACAACTGGTAAATACCGGGGTGCTCCTGCGCACATTAACAGCCCTCAAAAATTAGCTGCGATGCAAAAACAGCTACGAGGCTATCTAAAAGAGGGAGCACCGTACCGAGAGTGGTACGAAAAAACAAACGCCTGGGCAAACAATCAATTAGAAAACCGACCAGGGCGTCTCGACCAGTATGGCGGAACGGTTGCAGTGACTAGCTCAGGAACAGCAGTGCCATCGAACGCAGGGTTTGCATCTAAAGGATACAACCAGGCGCTAATGGGGGACCAGGTAGTTACTGGCCGATTCCCATCAGCAATGGGTCCGAGTATTGACAAGATATTCTCGGGCACTTCGCCTTCACTTGGTCCAAAACGCGAACCATTTAATCAAGCTGTCGTTCAAGACCTTGCTAGGGCGAGGCAAACTAACGACATAAGACAAGCGCGAGCGTTTGGTTATGAGGATGCTGAAGGACAGCCCTGGAGTGCTGGCCTTACCGAAGCTCAACACAGGTTTATGGATGAGGAAACTGCAAAATTATTAGGCTGGGCGAAAGAAAACAAAATAGGTGGTGTTGATACCTGGAACGCGGACCAGATCCAGGCAGCTATTTGGATTTCTCAAAAAGCCGAACAGGATGGCACAAGCATTGAGCAAGCAGCAGCGATGTTTGAAAACTTCACCCCCCAGGGAACCATCCGAACTGAGGCAGCACCGTCCGCTGGATTAGATCATCTTTCTGGCGTGCTTAACGATCCAGAGGCTCTAGCAATTTACTCTGACGCTCAGAACGCTGCAATGCAGACACCTGGTCTGTTGGACTATACCACTTCCAACCTGGGCGCCATGACTGACCCATCCTTTGTTGGTCCCGGCATTTACGAAGGTGCAAGCAATCCTAGCTTTGGCATGAACGTGAACATAGGAAAGGTCAAAAATAGTGTTGGTCAGGAGATTATCGACCCTTCAAGCACAAAACTTTTAGAGGGCACGGCTGCCATGCAGGGCCTTCTCAGGGCTCAGGACACGGTCGGATACACGGCTATTCTACCGGCCAAAAAAGCAATCGATCGAGACAGTCTGCAAATAGACCTGGGCAGAACCGTTAACCAGCAGGAAATGGTAGACATAGAAAGACAGCTCAAAGATGAGTTTGGTTCTGCGGATGAATTTGGCACGCCTAATTTTATGCCACTGATGAGCGAGAACGGCCTCGAGATTATTCCATCATCACCAGAGGTAGTGAAAAAAATCACACAGGGTGTAACGAAAGGAACACCTCCCTGGCAAAAGCAGCTTAATGAATTAGTGAAAAGAAACTTCAATGCTAAAGACACAACCTGGGGAGTAAATTACGGAGGGCTAGTTGGCGACACTGATCAGTGGAGTTATAGGCCCAGCCAGTATCTACCTTACATGGAGAACCTTAGTCCAGATGCGCAAGGTTTGCTGAATCGTGGCGCCGCTGTTAGTGCTCCAAAGCTGGAGCAAGTAGATAAAATAGCTGCCGGTGTAACAGGTGCGGGAGATCGAAACCCAATCGTCACTTTAACAAGAGACGCCTTGGCTAATGGGGGAATTGCAAGAGTGCGGGAATTGGTTCAGCAGGGACTTCTCCCCGCCGCCGTGCTAACTCTTTTAATGCAGCGTGACGCTCAAAGTCCCAATCAATATCAATCTCAGGGTCTTCTATGAACTTCTCAAGAGCGACCTTGAGCAGCTTTGTGCGCTGTTTTTGTATCATATCCATAGGGGAATTCTACCATGTCTGAACTAGAACTAGTAACAGACGATTTTGAGGAAAATACGGAAGGTGAAGAGGTCAGCGAAGAGCTGCAAGCCACCGTCCGTTTGGCCATTGAGGACGCGGTAGATTTCATCGATAACACGATGTCGCCAAAGCGTGCCGAGGCGATGAATTACTACATGGGCGAACCCCTGGGTAATGAGCAGGAAGGTCGAAGCACCGCTCAAAGTCTCGATGTGAGAGACACTATTCAGCAGATGCTGCCCTCCCTAGTTCGTGTTTTTTGTGGAAGTGAACGAGTGGTCGAGTATGCAGCGCGAGGTCCAGAGGATATAGAGCTGGCGTCTCAGGCGAGCGATTACATCAATTATATTCTCGAGCACGAACAGAGCAGCAGCTACATCGAAATTTTGTATCAGACATTCCTGGATGCCCTAGTAAAGGGGTCTGGTTTTCTCAAGTTTGTTTATCGGACCACAGAGAGAATCGAAACCAGCGACTATGACGGGCTTGATGATGCCAGCCTGGCGACGTTAAACGCTGACCCTGCGAACGAAACCACACGGCTCGAAACCTTTGTGACAGAGGACCAGGTTCCGCTCCACAGCGTGACAATCTCGCGCTCAATCATTGAGGGAAAAATTGTCGTTGAGTCGGTAGCCCCGGAAGAGCTCTTGATCAACCGGGACGCAAGAACGTTTGATGACGCCGACATTGTTGCGCACAGGAAATATGCCACGGTCAGCGAGCTCGTTCAAATGGGGTACGATTTCGAAGAAATGCTTCAGTACTCCACGGGAGATGACAGCACCTTTTCGCTAGAAAATGAGGAGGCTTTGCAGCGCCTATCAAATCAGTTGGTCGATAAAGACTACGACGATGATGAGACTAGAAGGAGAGTTCTCTACGTTGAAGCTTACATGAAGCTGGCCAACGGTGATGGCGTGAGCGAGCTCAGGAAGGTTTGCACCGCCGGGACGAGCTACGAAATTCTACGCAATGAGCCAGCCACCGAGATTCCTTTCTCGCATTTTTGTCCTTCTCCAGAACCGCATCAATTTTTCGGCCAAAGCATTGCCGATATGACGATGGATATTCAAAGAATAAAAACGGCAGTGTTGAGAGCATCCCTGGACAGCCTGGCGATGAGCACGCATCCAAGGGTTGGAGTGGTCGAGGGCCAGGCGAATCTTGCAGACGTATTGAACGTCGAAGCTGGCGGTATCATCAGGATGCGGAACCCTGGCGCCGTGCAGCCTTTCACTCTGCCATATGTAGGCAGAGATGCATTCCCAATGCTGGAGTATTTAGATCAGGTTCGAGAGGATCGCACTGGGATGTCGCGAGCGGCAGCAGGGCTAAACCCTGAGCAGTTACAGTCGAGTACGCTGGCAGCGGTGACACAGACCATCAACGCTGCCCAGCAGCGTATTGAAATGATCGCCAGGCTTTTCGCTGAGAACGGGATGTCACGGCTGTATAAGGGCTTGCTAAAACTAGCGCACGAAAACGTTGATGAAACCCAAATCATCAGACTGCGCAATCAGTTCGTGCCGGTCCAACCTGATCAGTTCAGTGTGGACATGGACGTCGTGACTAATGTCGCCCTGGGCGCCGGAAGTAGCCAAGAAAGATTGGCTCTCCTTGGTCAGATAGCTGGCATTCAAAAAGAGCTCCTTGAAAAGCTTGGACCAGAGAATCCTATTGTTTCTGCACAAAATTATTACAACACCTTGGTGAGCACGCTCGAGCTGGGCGGGATAAAAGACGTCAACAGATACTTCAGTGACCCAGCTCAGTATCAGCCTCCGGCGCCAACTGGACCTCCAGAAAAAGACATCAATGAAAAGTTGATCGAAACTCAGGTTTTCGAAATAGAGAGCAATATCCAGAAAAAGATCGCAGAAATTGAGCTCGATCGAGAGCGAATGTTACTCGAGGACGATCGACGCCGAGATGAGTCTTTTGCAAATATGAAGTTGAAGGAGGCCGAGATTGTCGCTCGCTACGGAGCCCAGGTCGATACGGCAGAGATCAAGGCAAACGGCGATCGCGACAGAGAGCTCGTTAAAAATTTAAGTCGGCCACAACAACCTGGTCCACCACAACCTGGTCCACAACAACCAATGCAACCAATGCCGGGGCCTTTCAATGGCCAGAACTGAAACTCAATATTTGAGCGGGTTGCAAAGCTTTCTTCAAGACGAGGATTTTGATGAGTTAGTCGCTCGTACAAAATTTCGTTTTTTTGAGGATTGGCAGCATTCCCAAGGTCCAGCGGACCGGGAGCGCATTTTCGCAAAACTGGAAACGTTTGAAGAACTCTGTAATGCGCTTCGCGCAGCAGGAGACTCAATCGCTTTTGAGAAGCAAAAGGATAATTAGAAGATGGATGATAAAATAGTAGAGAGCCTTCACCCCACACTTGGGATAAATGAAGCTACTGCACAAGCAGAATTACTGAAATTGTTGACTCCTGAAGAGGAACAAATTGACGATGAGGAATTCGCAGACGAGTCCCCAGAGGGGGGCGAGGTATCAGAGCTCGATGCCATTGATGAAGCCGATGAGGACATCGATGACTTAGACGAAGACGCCGAGTTGCTTGAGGACGAGGAAGACTCAGACGAAGAGCTTGATGAGTCGATTGAAACATTCACGATCAAAGTCGATGGTGAAAACGTGCAAGTCGATTTGAATGAGCTTAAGAACGGGTACTCGCGACAAGCGGACTACACACGAAAGAGTCAGGCACTAAGCGAAGAACGGAAAACGTTCACGCAAGACAGAGATGCCGTGACTATTGAGCGTCAGCAGTACAGCCAGATGTTACGGGCACTGCAAACGCAACTGGGAGCATTCGATGAACCGGCGCCAGATTTTGATCAGATGTACCAAGACGATCCGATCACTGCGCACCGAGAGGAACGGCTTTACAACCGAAAACAGCAAGAACGACATCAGAAATTGATTGCAATCGAGGCAGAGCAAAACCGGGTAGCGGATGCAACGCACAAAGAGCAGCAAGAGCAGATGCAAGTGATGCTGAATAGTGAAGTGTCCAGGTTGGGTGAGTTAATACCATCCTGGCGGGATGAAGCGATCGCCAAGAAAGAATCGGACGAGCTCCGAGCCTATCTAAGTGATCAGGGAATTTCGGAAAATGAAATAGGAGCCCTGGTACGGGCATCTCATATTCAAGTTCTACGCAAAGCTATGTTGTACGACCAAGGAACAAGGCGAGTGAAAAAAGCGTCTAAGTCCCGTCGAACGAACGCCGTAACCCCTGGGGGCAGAAGCAGCCAGGTTAAGTCGAGCTCCAAGCGCGAGAAGAACCAACGCGCACGTCTTGCGAAAAGTGGGCGAGTGGAAGATGCCACCGCTCTAATTGAATCAATGTTATGACTTTTTGGAGTTAAAAAATTATGGCCATTATAGCCAACACCAGTACTCGTTATTCAGTAAATGGCATTAGAGAATCGTTAAGCGATATCATCTATAACATCAGTCCATCTACTACACCTTTTATCAGTAACCTTTCAAAAAAACGTTCTGTAAAAAATACGTTCTTTGAATTCCAGACAGACGCTCTTACAAATGTGGCCGCAAATGCTCAATTAGATGGAGACGATATCGCTGCGTTCCCAGCCCTGGCCGCAACAACCAGGCTTGGCAACTACACGCAGATCATGCGTAAAGTTGGAATCGTAGCTGACAACTTGAACGGCGCCATCGACGAAGCTGGCCGACGATCAGAACTCGCATACCAAATCACTAAAGCGGGTAACGAATTAAAGCGAGACGTTGAGTTTAATCTTTGTGGCGTTAACACTGCCGCGAATGCTGGTGCCGCTGGCACCGCTCGAGTAACTGCATCACTGAGTGCTTGGATTAGAACGAACAGCGGACGTGGTACTGGCGGAGCAAATCCGACTGTAGCTAACGGCGTAGTTAACGCTGCCGCAACAGACTCAAGTAACGCAAATTTGAGAGCTGCAACGGAAGTGCTATTAAAACCAGTTATTCAATCAGTCTGGGCACAAGGGGGTGATCCTAAGTTTCTTTTAGTCGGACCGCACGTCAAGAGTGTCGTTAGTGGTTTTGCTGGAATTGCTGCGCAAAGATATATGGCGCCAAGTGACTCCCCCACTACAATCGTTGGGGCCGCAGATGTCTATATGAGCGATTTTGGTTCACTTTCTATTGTCCCGTCTAGGTTTTCACGACCCAGAGACGCTTATATAATAGACCCAGACTTGATAGAGATAGCCACCTTGCGCCCTATGCAAAACGTTAGCTTGGCAAAGACCGGAGACGCCGATAAATTTATGATTCTCACAGAGTTGGGCTTGCAAGTTAACAATGAAGCTGGCCTCGGCGTACTTGCCGACTTAGTCTTTTCATAATGGGTGATGAGCGACGGGTTCTGGATTTCGATCCGGCAAGTGGAATCAAGAATAACTTTATTTTTGAGGCGGGAGAAAAACCGTCTCAGGATAATTTTACAATTGAGACTACTCAGGACGTCACAGAGATAATTAAGAAAAATAAATTATCACTGAACGAGGTCGATAAGAGAGCTGCTTGGGGCGAATGGTCCAAGATAGCTAGTCTGCCGCTCACCATTTACTACGACCTAAAAGCTAGGGGCGTGCTTGATGATAAGCGCGCCTTTAGCAAATGGTTAAATGATCCAGACAATAAATATTTTCGTACCAGGGGTGGAAGGATCTAATGGCAATTAGCACGTATTCTGAACTGAAGAGTGCTGTTGCAGATTGGTTGAACCGCACAGATTTAACAGCGGTTATTCCGAGCTTCATTGAATTGGCCGAGGCCGATCTAACGAGAAACTTACGTCACCGTAAAATGATCGTTAGGGCCGACGCTAATCTCAATGCCGAATATACTCAGACCCCGGCTGATTGGTTTCAAACACAAACTCTGATCTTAGAAACGAATCCTGTTACGCAGTTGGAGTACCTTGCACCAGAAGCATTAAATGCTAAACGTGCCAGCTCCTCGGCGGTCGGCAAACCTCTTTTCTATACGATGATCGGCACTGAGATTCAGTGCTACCCAGTGCCTGATTCGACCTACGTGGCCGAGATTGTTTACTACTCGGAGATTCCGTCGTTGTCGGACAGCAATCCAACGAACTGGTTGTTGTCCCTGGCGCCGGACATTTATTTGTACAGTACCCTTTTGCAATCGGCGCCATATCTACAAGACGACGCTCGACTAGCAACTTGGGCAGCGTTATACACCAAGAAAATGGCTGACATAGAAATATCTGATCAGCGAACAAGCGGACAATCTGGCGTGAGAATGCGCGCCGCAGCGTTGGAGTAAAAGA